CCAAGCTGTAAACAGCCCCTAAATCCAACGTGTCAGCAAAGGCATATTCACCAGTGCCTGCGGTCAACCCATCACTGTCAAGGATTAAAGCGTCATAAGTTGAGTTGTAAGTGGTGTCAGTCTTGCTGCCAGAGAATGGTGTTGGCGTGATCTGGTCTTCACGTTGCGTTTTGACGCCAAAGAATGTTTGAGCAACTGGTTTGTCAAGAACAACAATGGTGGTTTCTGTTGCGCTCTTTCTGCCACCGTCATCTTCAAACTTGACCAAGTACTCTCCTTCTAGGAGAGGGACAGTCGCTTCAGTTGAACTACCTGAGACTGCTGCAATAAGGTCAGTACTGTTGGACCACGTTGCGCTGCCATCGGTCAGGTTGCTGTGACGAATATGCACTTTCCCGCTGACCTTCACATCAAGATCAACGGTTTCGTCCCAGCGGAGCCTTGCGCTGTTGTGGCTCAAGGCTTCCAGCGTCAAATCCTGAACATTTCCTGGGATTGCTGTTTTGCCTGAGAGTGAAAACGATTGGGTGGTTGTTGGTCCAGTTGTGCTAACAAAACTGCGCGGCGTTACTTGTACTTCAAGAGTTCCCGCTTTTAGTCCTTTGATTTGTGTTGATGATGTTGAAGTCGTTATCGTTTCAAAATTATTGTTATTAAGCCGATAGCGAAGCACAAAATCTGAAACATTGGTGACAGGGCTAGACCAGCTGATGTCAACAGCTGTTCTAACTGTTCCTCCTTCTTCATATAGAAACTCGGTCAATGACAAGTTGGTCACTGCCTCTGGGCTTGCAGAAATATTTGTGATGTCGCGCTGGGTTAAGTCAAGGTCCTGCTCAACTGCGTTGTAGATGCTTTCGTTGTACTTCAGTGCTGTTACGCCAAAAACCCCGTCTCCGCTTTCCGCAACGCTAATTACACGAAACTGTTGAGACTGAATATCGTCTGTTTGAATTAGCCATGGAGCATTGGATGCAGGTGCTTGGCTAAAAGCAACAGGAACGGTGACTACTCTGCCGCTGATTGAACCAATGTTTCTTGTTTCAACTAAACCATTTGGCAGGATAACTGATAGCTTTGGGCTTTCACTCATGTCAACCGACAAATCGGTATCACTATCAATAGTTATTTGAGTCGTAGTAGCAGAAGAAATACGCCCATTCCTTCGCGTTCCACCACGCAACGGATCGGCAATGTCTACAACTGTTCCAGGTCTAACAACAATACCTGAGTCAATGCCAATTGAAAAACTGCAAGTCTCGTAGAGGTCTTGCTCACTAAGAAGCGTCCACTTCCCAAGCCTGTTGGCTTGGCCTTGTGAATAACAACCAATTGCTTTGATGTCTTTATTGTTTACACCGTATTTAGCGACAGCGTCAGCGTCTTCGACATACTCAAATGACACCTCACCTTGCTCGTCATAATTTTGATACGCAACAGTCGCGCAGGTGTGACGACTGCGAACCGACGATCCAGAGTACGCAAAAGCACCCTCAATAACATTGGCTGGACCAAGCGTGTATTTGGCGTCAGAGGGTTTATCTTGCTGCAACACAAGCGAGCCGGCGCCGTAATAAGAGATGCCCCTAAAAATGCTGCTCATCTCTTGGATGACGTTGTAAACCTCTTTGCGTT